TGATAACTACTTTGATTTCAATGCAAAAGACTATGCAGAAGATATCCCCTATCTGGATATAACCTATACAGGTGGTGGCCCGATATACAAAGAACTAGCTGGTCAGTCAGACGGCGGTTCTACAGCTGGTTTGAATCTTGAAAAATGTGTTGCGTTTAGGTATCCAGAATCGGATGATGGAGAAACTGATGGTGTCTTTACTTACATTCCATCCTCACCGGAAACGGTTTGGGATAAGGTCGATGACGGTTGGAACGAGTGGGACGGTGACGCTACCCGTGTTCGCCATGATTCACCTGATGATTCTTGTTATGCCGGTGATTCTACTGCTTTTGCTATTCCAGCAAACGCTACCATAGTTGATTTAAGAATAAAGATTGCCCACAAAAAGGCCCAAGCCGGGGTTGCTGCTATATCAACCTCTATTAAGGTAGGCGGTACCTGGTATGATTCTGACCCTGTTGACCCGGTACTAGATACATACACTAACCAATACACTGACTATGCTAATAATCCAAATACAAGCCTGCCCTGGACTGTTGACCAGATAAACGGTGTTGGTGGTAATGCTTTGGATACGTTCGGTTGGCTCTGTCCAGATACCGACCCCGATATTCACATTACCCAATGTGTCTTAAGATGTAGGTATACGTTCGACCTTGGAGAAATCAAAGAAGTAGCCGGTACCTCGGATGGCGTAGCAACGGTGAGTGGTACAGTTTCATCCATTAAAGGGTTAGGTGGCGCTAGTAATGGTGGCTCTACAGCGGGTGCAACACTCAAAGTTACCAAAAGATTATCTGGTATACGTAACTTACTTAGTGAGAATCAGGCATCTATTGAGACTGATTTAACAGGGATTTTTAAACTTGGTGGAACGTCAACACTAACAAGGGATACCTCAGAGTTCAAGCATGGGGCAGCGTCCGTTAAATGTGTGACTACCGGGGTTAGTTGGGAAGGGCCAAGGGCAGGGCCACAACCGGGGGCGATAGTGTTCCCGAGTACGACTTACGCTTTTTCAGCTTGGGCTATAGGCACACCAGGCGATACGTTGTACTTGAAAGCTCAAGAGTTTACATTGGAATATGGTTATATAGGTTACATACCAGCGGTATCTACCAGCGTTGTGGCTAATGGACAGTGGCAACGCCTAACAGGAGTAGGAACAACCGACCCCACGGCGGGTAGAGCATCAGTAGTTGTTCATACGAACGCACTAGCGACAACATTTTATGTTGATTGTTACCAAATAGAACAAACAGAAGTAACCAACTGGCATCTGCCTAGTCAACCTTCTATAGTTTCTATGGGTAACTCAACGGCTAGTGCCGATGTTGAACTTAGCAATGAAAAGTTACTAGCTGGTCAAGCCAACGGTGTATCAACCGTTACTGGTATTCTCAAGGTTACTAAATCGCTTGGTGGTCAATCGGATGGTAGTTCTACGGCAATAGCAGAAAGACTAGAAGATGCAAGCCATAACTTAGCTGACACTTCGGAGTTGTTTCGAGCATGGTAATTCTTCTTAGTGGACAAACTAATGGTACATCAACGACAACGGCGGCTTTGGATAAAATTAGGTACCGACAGCTTGGCTATAGTACAATGCGCTTATCAAAGAGAAGTACAGTTATTGTAATCAGACCTAAATAACGCTATAATGGAGGGTAAGATGGACATTTATTTTAAAGGACAAGTACTTAGAGTCAGTGTTGAATTTCGGGATAATGCTGGTGATCTTGCTGACCCTACAACGATTGATTTTAATTGGAAGGTAGATTTTGCAGCTTCCGATAGTTACACATATGGAGAAGATGTAGAGCTGGTAAGAGATAGCTTGGGGGTTTACTATGTTGATTTAACTCTAGCGATCTCTGGCACATACGCTTATCAATACATGGCTGGTGGGTTGATTGAAAACGCAATCGAGGATTCTTTTCTAGTTATTACTGAGTTAGATACTAAGCCACTGGTTGAACTTAATGTTGCAAAGGATTTTCTCCGCGTATCGGGTACAGATGAGGATGGGATTATTCATACTCTGTTGCTTGGAATAGAAGCAACCGTTAAAGAAAACTTGAGCAACAAGATTATTGCAGAGGAAGCAACCGTTTATCTTGACGGCGGGGGAGAGACATTACGGATACCTTACGTACCGGTAAGTGAAGAGACAGGCGACGAAATTACAGTTCACGATGACATTTACAACGTCGATGTGGACGAGGACATGTATAGACTCGTACCAACAACCGGCCAAATTTTCTACAAGAACGAAGCAACCATGTGGCCAGAGGGAGCTAAACGGTATCTAGTTACCTATACAAGTGGTTACTCTCTCCGCGACGACTACGCCGAAGTGATCGAACGAATAAAGCTTGCTGAACTTATGTGGCTTGCCGATGTCTTCTTTAACAGGCCAGCGTCCGTTTCTAGGGAAGATATTGATGAGGTGTCCCAAACGTATGAGATTACCAAGGAGTTACCGAGTAATATTTGCACTCTGCTCCAGGGCTTACTAGATGTACTATCAGATTTCTAAAGGATGGGATAGATGCTATTTAACAGTGCCATAACCGTTTACCAACCAACCAAGAGCTTTGAACATGGTGAGGTCGATTCAAGCTATGCAAGCACTGGTACTTTGTATTGCCATATAAAATCTAGTGGTCACGAACAAGTATCCGCAGACCGAAAGAAGTCTGTACGAAGAGCTAAGTTGTTCTTTGAGACTTCCCCAGTAACCCTAGTTGCTAGGGATATTGTTGCTATTGACGGTGCTTACTATCATCTGGTTTCTAATCCAATGGGTCGGAAGGGACTTGCTGGTCGTGTTATCTATGAGGTCGATGTAGTAGAAGATTTTGCGGTGGTGATAGTCTAATGGGTAAATGGCAACAAGATTATGCTAGTATGGCTATCTTTCGAGCAGACTTAAACAAAGAGTTATCTGATCGTTTGGAAGATGCTGGAGCCTTTGCTGAAACGGCTGTAAAGCTAGCGCTCAGTATGCCCGGCGGTGGTAAGCTCTACGGTAGTCACCGCGCTTCCTCCCCCGGTCAAGCCCCGACTACATGGACAGGCGATCTACGAGCAAGCATAACGCATACTGTTGTGAAACTTGGACTGTTTCTTACAGCCATAGTGGGCACTGATAAGGACTACGCGCCACTGCTTGAATATGGAACAAGCAAGATGGCTCCGCGTCCGTTTATGCGCGTGACCATAGCAAGAATACAACCAATTCTTTGGAGAATTATGGCAGGGGGTCAAAGTAAATGAGTGACCTAAAACAGATAGAATGGGGCTTGGAGGCTCACTTAGCGGCAGATGGGCCACTTGCTGCTTTGCTTGAAACATATGAGGACAAGCCAGCTATCTTTAACTATACCGCGCCACCGGATGCTGAACCGCCTTACATCTGCTATTTCCCCCTGGATATTTCAGCGGATGATACCTACGATACACGTTTTGATAATGCACTGTTTCAGATAAACGTTCATACATTCAAGATATCAACCGCCTATGACATATACAGCCTACTCGATGACTTGCTCCACCGGCAAACGTTTTCCATTGATGGATATACTAGTCTATTTGTCAAGCGAGTACGTGGAATAAGCAGGCTCCAGATGGAGGAGAGCGAGGAAGTGTTTGGTCTCAGTGCCGACTATACGGTTATGGTACAAGAGTAAGCAGTGGACTTGATCGCTTGGTTATAGTATAATTACCAAGAGTAAGTACTTGAAAGAAAGGAATGGTAGATATGGCATTCGTAGCAATAGGAACCACTTTTTCGATTAACGATGAGCCGGTTGCTGAGCTTACAAAAATTGACGGCCCTGCTACAAAGCGGGACGACATTGACGTAACCAGTCACGACTCTAGTTATTGGAAAGAGTTCCTGCCCGGCTTAATTGAAGCTGGAGAAATTGACTGTGAGGGCAACTACGTACCCAGTGACGCGGGTATGCTCGAAGTTATCGACGCGATCTCATTAGACACCGCGTTGGTTAGTTTTGCAGTTGTGGCCCCGAACGGTTATGGTTTTTCTGGTAACGGTATGCTAACCGCTTTTAAGGTCTCTTTGCCCTTTGACGACAAGGCAGAGGTTTCTTTTACCTTAAAGATCAGTGGCGAGCTGACATTCGATTCACCGGCATCTTAATCTGAAAACTTGACAATTTAAAAGGAGACTATCATGGCGCAAAACAAGCTAGCAAAATTGCGGAAGAAGAGCGTGGAGATAACGGTTGATGAGACTAGTTATTTTCTCCGTTACGATCTGAATGCTCTTGTAGAGTTGGAGGAAGCTTACGAGAACATCGAAGAGGCTTTCAACTTTGAGACAAATCCAAAGGGAGCGATTGGCAAACTACGTAAGGTGCTATTCGTTGGGTTAAGAGCTAACCACCCTGACATTACTGAGAAAGAGGTTGGTGGGATGTTCACCGTTGAAAATCTCAGTGAATTTCAAGAGGCTATTGGTAAGGCTATGGATATAGCTATGCCAGAAGAGGTGGAGGCAAAAAACTCGAAAGCGCCCAAAGATCACCAACCCAAGAAAAAGACCTGAATTGGGCATACATACGACACAACTACGTAATACTGTGTCAAAAGACAGAACAGGATTTTTGGAGAGCAACATACCGAGAAGTTGATATAGCTCTAACCGCCGCCATGAAGTTTGAAAAAGAACACACGCTGCCCTTGCTAGCCATTCAAGCTACTTGGGCAGCTGTTCAACAGAGGCAAGAAAAAAAGATGTTGCCACTGGACAAGCTTATGGGCCTCGATGAAGATAGGGTAAAAGGCCCAATGTCAAAAACAGCAATGTTGACAGAGGTTGGTAAACTGGCGGACTTCCAAGCAAAGTGGAAAGCTAAGAAAAAGAAAGAGAGGGAGGCGAAATTAGAAAGTGCCTGATGCACATTTAGGAACCCTATGGGTTGATATTATAGCGAGAGACAGTACGTTTCTCCAGCAAATGACCAAGGTTGGTAGTAAGATGACCGCCCTTGGCGTTGCTATGACCAAAAACGTAACCCTACCAATCGCCGCCGCTGGTGCAATAGGCTACAAAGCGGCAGCTGAGATTGGCAAGGGCTATATGCTTGTTGCTCGACAGCTTGGTTACACAGGCAAAGAGCTTGACAGGCTCATGGTGCGATTCCGAAAAGTGTGGAGAAATGTACCAGAGGACGCGGAGGTCGTTGCTGGTGTTCTAATTAACGTTGAACAACGTTTTAACCAAACGGGTAAAG